ATGCGTTAGGTAAAGATTATCAAATAGATCCACAAGAAGAAATGTTTAAAAGATTTAAAGGTCTAGGTTACAATGATCAGCAATTAGGAGGTATTAAAAAAGCCTTGGATGCAATGAACACGATTAATACTGGAACACAGTTAGCCATGGATGTTGGAACACAACAAGAGGCTTTACAAAAATCAAGAGGACAACCTGAACCTTTTATGATTCCTGACGATCAAATGATGTCTGACACTGCAGGACAAAGAGAAGAACAAAGTTTTAAAGATGCACAGGAAAGACTCACTGCATTTAATCAAAGTTTAGAAGCAGTTGATAGACCTGGAGGTATGAAAAAAGAAGATGTATTAAGTGAATATTTTTCATCCGGTAAATATGCAGAAGATTTAGATTTATTTGACCAAGCACAAAAAAAAGCAAATATACAAAAATTAGAATCTGCAGGACCTAAATTTATGGGTTCAGTGTTTCCTAAATTTGAAGAAAAAAGGCAAACCGGTATAAATGAAAATCTTGGAGTTCTCGTTAACCCAGCTTTTAATATACCTGGAATGAGAGAAGCAACAGGTGGATATCTATATGGTTTTGCAGGTGGTGGTATTGCTAAAGAAGCAGGCGATAGATCAGGTGCAATAACAAAATCCATGAACCCTGATTCACAGGGCTTGTCTTATTTAATGAATCGTGTTAAGAAGGTACAGGAGTAATATATGGCAGATATAGATAAAGGACTCCCTAACACTAGAACTAAAATTGACATCCCTTCAGAAGAAGAGATGCAAGAAGAAGTTAGTGTTCAGGAAGAAGACATTGATAAAGGACCTGTAGAGGTTATCCCAGAAGAAGATGGTGGAGTTACATTAGACTTTGAACCAGGATCAATAAATGTACCTGGAACAGAAAATCATTTTGATAACTTAGCTGATATTTTACCAGATGATATTTTAAGTCCAATTGGAAATGAAATGGTTCAAAATTATATGGACTACAAATCATCTAGAAAAGAATGGGAGAGCGCTTATACAACAGGATTAGATTTACTAGGTTTCAAATATGAAAACAGAACTGAACCTTTTCAAGGAGCTTCAGGCGCAACACACCCAGTTCTTGCAGAAGCAGTAACTCAGTTTCAAGCTCAAGCTTATAAAGAATTATTACCAAGTGATGGACCAGTTAGAACACAAGTTATAGGAGTTAAAAATCCTGCAACAGAACAGCAAGCACAACGTGTTAAAGATTATATGAATTATTTAATCATGGACACGATGAAAGAATATGAATCTGAATTTGATTCTATGTTATTTCATTTACCATTAGCTGGATCTACATTTAAAAAAGTTTACTACGATGTACCACTTGGAAGAGTGGTATCAAAGTTTGTACCAGCGGATGAATTAATTGTTCCGTACACAGCTACCTCATTAGACGATGCGGAAGCAGTTATTCATACCGTGAAGATTTCAGAGAACGAATTAAGAAAACAACAAGTATCAGGTTTTTACAGAGATGTAGAGTTAAGTCCTCCCGGTACAGAGACTAATGGAGAATTAACTAAAAAAGAACGTGAGCTAGAAGGAACTAAGAAGACAGGTAAGAACGAACCTGTGTATACTTTGTTAGAGTGTCACGTTAATTTAGATTTAGAAGGTTTTGAAGATGTTGGATCAGATGGAGAACCAACAGGAATAAAATTACCTTACCTCGTTACAGTCGAAGAAGGTAGTAGAGAAGTTTTGTCTATCAGACGAAACTATGCGCCCGATGATCTAAAGAAAAGTAAGATCCAATATTTTGTCCACTTCAAATTTCTGCCAGGACTAGGATTTTATGGCTTTGGACTCATTCACATGATTGGCGGATTGAGCAGAACGGCAACGGCTGCTCTCCGTCAATTATTAGATGCTGGTACATTATCAAACTTACCTGCAGGATTTAAACAACGTGGTGTTAGAGTTAGAGATGAAGCGTCACCAATTCAACCAGGTGAATTTAAAGATGTAGATGCACCAGGTGGTAATTTAAGAGATGCTTTCTTTCCATTACCATACAAAGAACCAAGTCCTACATTATTAAATTTATTAGGAGTTGTTGTACAAGCTGGCCAGAGATTCGCGGCTATTGCTGATATGCAAGTGGGTGATGGTAATCAAGGTGCTGCAGTAGGAACTACAGTTGCACTTCTTGAACGTGGTTCACGTGTTATGTCTGCAATTCACAAAAGATGTTATGCAGCAATGAAACAAGAATTTAAATTATTAGGTAAAATAGTTGCTCAATATTTACCACCAGAATATCCATATGATGTTGTAGGTGGTGCAAGAAATATTAAACAAACTGATTTTGATGATAGAGTGGATGTAGTACCGGTTGCGGATCCAAATATATTCTCAATGTCTCAAAGAATAACATTAGCTCAAACGCAATTACAAATTGCAACAGCAAATCCACAGTTACACAACATGTATCAAATTTATAGAAACATGTATAATGCGATTGGGGTAAAAGATGTAGATGCAGTTCTACCTCCACCACCTCCAACTGCACCAAAAGATCCAAGTTTAGAGCACATTGATGCAATGGGTATGAAACCTTTCCAAGCTTTCCCTGGTCAAGACCATAGAGCACACATTACAGCTCACTTAAACTTCATGTCTGTTAACATGGTAAGAAATAATCCACCTGTTATGGCTGCAATACAGAAAAATATATTAGAACACATTTCAATTATGGCTCAAGAACAAGTTCAAATGGAATTTAGAGAGCAAATGATGCAAATGCAACAGATGCAACAAATGTCTGCAATGGATCCACAGATTCAACAGCAGTTACAGATGCTTACAAATCAAGTTGAGTCAAGAAAAGCGGTGTTGATTGCTGAAATGACTGAAGAATTTATGAAAGAAGAGAATCAAATTACTTCACAATTTGATAATGACCCACTATTGAAGCTAAAATCACGTGAAGTTGACCTAAGAGCAATGGAAAATGATAGAAAAAGAGAAGCTGACAAAACAAAAGAAGATTTAGAAAGAGCAAAATTGATGCAATCAAGAGAATTAGCTGAAGATAAGATGGATCAGAACGAAGAATTAGCAGAATTAAGAGCAGGAGTAAGTCTTGCAAAAAAAAATAATGCTAATATAAACTAGTAAAGGTAAAAAATATGATAAACTATAAAAAATCAAAGCAAATAGCAGTTCCTGAGCAGAATGTTGAAATAGATCCAAGATCTAAGACTACAGCTGATGGTTCTTTCAACTATATTCCTACTGGAGACAAGGAAAAAGTTGGTGGACAAAAAAGAATGCTAGCTGAAAAGAAAAAACCGGCTACTTGGTACTAAATCATGTGGTTATCGGCAATTAAATTAGCCGTTTCTGCTGGAAGTAAGATTTATGCTAACAAGCAGAAGACGAAAATGGCAATGTCAGAGGCACAGTTGATGCATGCATCTCGTATGGCCGAAGGTAAGGAAGCTTACCAAGGTAAATTATTAGAAGCACGTCAATCGGACTGGAAGGACGAGGCGGTTTTGATAATTCTCTCGGCGCCAATTATAATTTTGGCGTGGGCAGTTGTAAGTGAGGACCCAACAGCGATGGACAAGGTAAAATTGTTCTTTGATATGTTCTCTACGCTCCCTTCATGGTTCACTAATCTTTGGATCCTTGTCGTAGCATCAATTTATGGTATAAAGGGTACACAGATTTTTAAAAATCACGGAGGAAAAAAATAATGGGAATTTTATCATACGGATATAAAGCTTTAAAAGGTGCAGGTCAAGCTATCAACAAGACTAAACCAAACGTACCTAAAACAAAATTAGGTAAAGCTACAAGTGATTTAAATATTGCTATACAAAAAACAAAAGGTTCTAAGGCAAAATTAAACCAAACATTGTTTGAGATAGAAAATAAAATGCCATTAACTTTTAAAAAAAAATCAGGAAGATCTATGAAAGAGTCTGATAGAAAAAAGAAAATTATGAAGGACAACAATAAAGTCATAGGTAGAATGTTTAAAAAAGCTATAGAAGGAAAAAAATAATGGCTGGAAAACCAATTAGTAAAAGTAAAAATAAAGGATTAGCTAAACTAGCTAAATCAAAACCTGAGTTAGCAAAAAAGTTTGGATACAATCCAAAAAGAATGGTTGCTAAAAAAGGTGGAAAAGCGAAAAAATAATGATCAGTTTACTTAAAGGAATGGGTAAAGCTTACTCAGCTCATAGAAAAGCCAAACAAGCAGAAAAACTTGCTAATGCACCTAAAACCGAAGAAGGTAAACTGTTAGATAAACAAGTTAAGATTTTAAAAAAAGTAGCTATTGGAGCTCCAACAATACTTGGTGGTGCTTCTGTTGTAGGTAAAGTAAAACAACATAACAAAGAAAAAAAAAGACACGAAGAATATAAGAAAAGTATTCAGGAAAAGAAAAAAAATAATGGCTAAACTTTGTGCAAAAGGCAAAGCAGCCGCTAAAAGAAAATTCAAAGTATATCCTTCAGCATATGCTAACATGTACGGTTCAGCCGTATGTTCAGGTAAAGTTACACCAGGTGGCAAGAAGAAAAGAAAAAAAGCTATGGGTGGTGGAATGATGAATGACAGAATGGGATATAAAAACGCTGGTTCAGTTTGTA